GCTCGATCACCGCTTCACCAGCCTATGCGGCGGCCTATTCCGATCTAATCGGGGTGTTTCAGATCTTCCAGGGTTCGCCCACCGACATGTGGGTGTCACGTATTGGCACCACCGCCGTTGACACGGCATCTCCTGCGATTTTGGCTGGCTCACCCACGAACAACAACTCAAGTGGCAACAAGGCATCAGCAAGTGATCCTATGTTCGTTGGTATCTGCGCTGGAACATTTGGCGACACGGACCCAGGGTCAGACATCTCGTGTGTCGCTAAGTTTTATTACTCATTGCTGCTCTGCGGGGACCACCCCTAATGCCGTATTCCATTAGCACAGAAGGCTTTGACTTGGCCACGCTTGGCGACCGGGCCTATCCCGACAACACCGAGCTTGAAGCGTTTCTGCTGGCTACCTTGACCGTTGATGGTGAGGGTCCAGAGGTTGGCGAGCTTGGTTCTTTGGCAAGTGCCATCCATGATTTGATTCTTCATGCCTATGGGGCCGACCGTTGAAACTCGCATCTAACTTCACGCTGTCTGAGCTTACTCGCACTGGTCATAGGCGATACCTTTCTGAGAATAGAAAGCCACCAGAAGAGGTTGTAGAAGCATTAAAAGATACTGCTCAAATGCTTCAAACTATTCGTGATCACTATAAGTCTCCAGTAGTTGTTCATAGTGGGTATAGATGCCCAGCCCTGAACTCTGCTGTTGGAGGATCAACATCTTCACAGCATGTAGTTGGTGCCGCATGTGATTTTCATGTTGTTGGTGTTCCATTGAAAGAAGCTTGGGAATGGATCTGGAAGAAGTCTGACCTTAAGTTTGGTCAGCTAATCCTTGAAGGGTGGGCTGCAGGAGAACCTAGTTGGATACACCTAAGCTTAGGTGTTCCATATAGATCTTCACATAAATGTGGTCAGGTTCTTACTTGGGATAAGAAGAACGGGTACGTTCGCATATATGACAACAATGATCCGATGGTATGACATACTCAGCGTTGCAGTAGTTCTTTCGTTTTTTGCTATTTGTATTATAGTTTTTTTAGTGGAGATATTAAAATAATGCCTAAAGGTAGGGTTGGTAAAAGGATTCGTAAGTTTGATTTGGATGGGGCAACCCTAGCCAGATTGGTTGACACCATGGTTCTTGCAGCAGAAATGATGTTTCCTATTCCCAAGTCTGGTCCTGAGAAGAGGGAGTGGGTCATTGATCAGATCAATAATAGAATCAACATTCCTATTGTTGGCGAGAAGGCAGAGGCGCAAGTCATTGGATTCTTGGTGGATTTTGCCATTCAAATGTACAATGATATGAGAGAGGGCCAGAAGTAATGGAGAGCGGAATGATTGAAACTTTAGTTAGCGGTGGGGGAACGCTTGCTTTAGCAACAATCGTTTGGTGGGAGCTTCACCAGATGCGAGAGGCTATTGATCTTATGAGTGATAGAATGTCCCGCGTCCTAGAACATGTGAGGTCTTCAGATGGACAAACTTAAGAGTCGTAAGTTTTGGTTTGCATTCCTTGGTGCGCTGCTTCCGGTTGTTGCCCAGGCAATGACAGAAGACATTCAAATGGCAGAAGCCATGCAGCTAAGCGTAGCCATCGTCATCTCTTACATCTTTGGTCAGGGATACGTTGATGCTAAGCAGGTTGAAGGGTCTGGTAGCTAGTGTCCCTAGAGGAGACATTGCTTGGTCCTTTACTGGACCTTGGCGGGATTGGTATCCTTGCCGGGTTTCTTATGTGGATTCACATCCAGAACACTAAGAGACTAGATGCAATGCAAGATAAGCACGACCAGCTTCTTGCTGATTGGAGAAACGAACGGGTAGATACCATAGAGTCACTGATACATAAAACTAATGCTCTTGACTCTAAGTTTGACCCTATGTACGAGAAGCTTGATGCTGCTTTAAGCCGAATATCTATCGGACTAAAGGAGATGCGTGAGCACTACCAAGAAGCCAGAATAGAAAAGATCACAGAAGAAGCCAAGAAGTCTAAGGATTAGACCGCTCCATGTGTTTGTGATAGTCGGTGCTCTGGAGGAAAACTATATGTTTACTATTCTCATCTCTCTGTTGGCCTGTAGCTGCCCCGAAGACGAAGACAAGGGGGACACCACCACTGAGGAGGCAGAAGCCACCACAGAGGCCGAAGAGCCACAGGAAGAGCCAACCCCAGAGGATGGCGATGAAGAGGAAAGCGAAGAAGAGGACGGGGGCAGCGAGTAATCCCCATCCTCTTTTCATTGCTAAGTATTAGTGTCGGTCCCTACCGTTATGCCCCGCAAGGCTTACTTCCCTACGACAAAAGGGCTGCGCAAAATTAAACGCGAACATTGCAGCCTGGGGACCGGCACACCTTTCATTGATTTATTCCATAGAGAGCAAGGCAAGCAGCATCTGCTAATCCCGAATGGGGAACTCTCTTTTTACCTGGAGTGAGGTCAAGGTCTGGAACCCTTGCGCTAGCTGCGACAATGGCTCTGTCCTTACCTGTACCAGATACTCCTTTTAGAACAGTCTTAGACCACTCTACTGGTCTCACAATGGTGGTTGGTAGGCCTTTGGCTGCGAGTATTCCCAACCAAAGGCCATAGCCAACACCAGTTCTGAACATGCTAGCTACACCCTGCTTGGGCATAGCTTGCTGCTTCTCTAATACCACGAGCTTGATGGTACTTAGGGGACCCCAGCTAGACAGCGCGTCAGCCATAAAGGACGGCACATACTCCCTCCTTGAACCCTTACCTACACTTACAGTCAAAGACTTCTTGGTAAGGACACTACCAATACACTGACCGTTATGGTCTAGAGCCACAATGGCTCCATCCATGCCGGGGTCAATCCCTAAGATATACACATCAAACCTCGCTTTCTCTTCTTTGCCAGATAAGAACCTTGTTTCCATCAACCAGGAGGATGCAGTGAACTGAGCCAAGTATTGGATCAACAAACACCCTCATGATTGAATCGTGCTCAATCCTTAATGACTCAATAGCAAAAGACTTGTAGTCAAATGGATAGAACTTCACTGGCATTGTGGAATCAGCTACCATGGAAAGTCTTCACCATCGTTGCTCTTGTTGTCTGACTTTGGTGGATAGCTGCTTGGTTCCTTTGCGTTTTCAAATGCATTGCTATCAACCTCGTGCCCGCTTTCCAGACCAGAAGAAGACACCTGCGACACGACGTTGGCAACAACAGACGTGACCCAAACCTTCTGTCCACCTTTCTCATAGCTGCTGTTGTTTAACTTTCCTTCAACAAGAATAAGATCTCCTTCCGACATGTTTGGAAGACTCTCACGGAGCTTACCAAACACATCAATCTTGGTTCGGGTAGTAAACTTCCTGCCGTTCCAGTGGTTCCATGTGGCAAGAGTGAAGTAGGTTGCAGCACTGTTTTGCTTTGGTTCAAGAACCACGGTTCCGATTAGAGTTACACGATTAAGCATCATTTTCTCCCACGTACAGTTTTACTTTTGTACTTGATTGTAGCCATTTAGATGTTTCTGCTACCTCTGAAGATTTGGGATAGCAATGTTTATGATATGAACAATAGTCACAAGGGAAGCCTATACGTCCCTTTTTGTTTGGTTTAAATGGAACATTAAGATCAAATGGTGATCTTGATGTCAGTATTGTTTTATAGTTTTCTTGTATCTCTCGTTGTATCTCCTTGTCTTCTTTGATCCACTGACCCACCAACGGGAACAGGGGCTCCCAATGGTGTTCTGTTATTACCGCATCCTTAGCGGCGGAAGCCTTTCCGAACGCCAGGATGTAGGTTCTGCTTGTTCCAGTAGCAAGCATGTAAGCTTGAATCTGGTAGTAGTAAGAGTCTGTCTTACTTAATCCATCTGCCCTAAACCTCTTGAAGGCGTAGTCAGACATAGACTTTATCTCTAAGACTACCCACTCCTTGTCCAAGCTTTGCTCACCAAGAAGATCATTAAAGATTGGAACATTCATCATTCCATCTGGGTGCCCAACAATGTTGGCTACCTGCTTACCGGACTCCCCAAACGGAACCTCAATAGATACCTCAAGCTGATCGTCTCCCATGTAGGATGTATTGATATCTACATCAACACACGCCTCTTTAAGGCAAGCAACGATCATTGCCTCAAGCGCATCACCAACAGCAAACGTTAGCCTTGCTGCACCATCTATGGTGTGACCATCCTTTACCCAGTTGTAATGTGCAAAGGCTTGTTGCCTAATACAAGAACCACAGGAGGATAAGCGCAACCCACTGCCCTGATTATCACAAAGCTGCCTAATGATTGTCTCACCAATAGCCCTTGTGTTGTGCTCTTCCTTAAGTCTTTTGGGATTATCTAATCTCTTTCGTATCAGTTGGGATATATCTGGCAGCCAATCTGCACCAACTCTATCAAACTTAATACCTTGTCTCATCATTCGCGTTTTCATTTTCTTTATATCCTTCGTCTATTTCTTCATCTAGGTTTGCTACGTGATCACAGAGAATCTCCACTCTGGAGCCCCGTGGGTTCTTTGCCATACAGATCCTTCCAATAACTGACGTAAGGCACTCGGCTTCGTGGCATTCAAGTACGCTTTCTCCGCATCTTCCAAATGCAATGACAGGTACAAGCAGGTCAAATGTCTCATGCTTTACGCTTGGGTTGTACAATATTGCTCTTACTTTTGGTCCACCTCCTTTCGCTTCTCCAATCTTCTTTGCGTCTCTTAAGTATCCAATGACTTGTGTAATGTTTGGATATACATGTTTGAAGCTCATCTTCTTGTCATCCTGTTGTCTACTGTGAAGTCAATCACCCACACCCATGGGTTATCTTCCCACAAGCTCGAACGAAAGTAGGCGCTGCGCCAGTGCTGCTTAAACTCTTCTAGATTATTGAAGCCAGATAGCTTCATGTCTTCGTTAGTTATAGCATGTAGCGTCTCAGCCCTAATGGATCTGATCCTAAGCCACAGCCTGGCATCTCTTTTTTTCATAGAGATTGAAAGCTTCCAGTCTACTTTTAGATCGTCTTCTATTCCATTGCTTGGCCCAAAGCGGTGGATGATGTGCTCATTGTTTCGTGGTCCAACATCAGACCACTGCTCCTTTGCATACAACAAAGACCCAGGACCACCATATTGTGGGTTTGCTGCCACATATTTACTTACTGTTCTATCGGACACCCACCACCAAGCAGCGTCACCAGGCTTTCTTTGAAGGGTAATGTCTCCCATCCACCAGTCTTTGTCGTCCCACATAAACGGCAGTGGCTTCTCAAATCCCTTGTTGAAAACAACGTTCTTTCTAATCTGTGTCCTTGTTCCATCAAACGTAGAGTTAACCATGTGCTCGCTGAATAGGATTGGGTAGCGCTTTCCTATTGTGCTCTTCTTTCTCCTTGCAGTCATTTAGAACCTCCAGTTGGATTCGCACGCTGCATCAGCCGGTGCTTCGCGAACTGCACAGCCGCCTTCGACGGCATGGTTGAAGAGCTTGACGTAGAGGCTTGCCATCATATGGGCGTGCCGGCTGGACCTCGCGTCTTGCGCGGCTTCGCTGGCGAGCGCCCCACTTCTGTTCATGGCCTCGCACCAGATCTCAAACCTCCGGTACCACAGCTTCCCCGCAATGTCGGATGCTCCAAGCGCATCGAGCCTCGTCACGATGCTCGGTGCCGTGCTGTTGTAGCTATAGATCTCCAGATAGTCTTGCAGGACTTCTCGCTGTCTTGGGGTGAAGCGGGTTGAGTTGTTTTTCCTTGCAGTCATCGCTTAAGCCCCTCGGCCACAGACCTACCAGCATCAGTAAGCCTGTACTCTTTTGTCTCATAGTCCAGCTTGCATATGGTTTCTTCTATTAGTCTACGACGAACAAGGGCACGCAGGGTGCTTGACGCATACCGCCTGAACCGTGGCCGAATATCTAGGACATGCAATCGAAGCCCACTTGGGCCCCCCAGACGGATAGAGGTAGACTGTGACTTCGCTATATTGGGGCACATTCCGGTGTCTTTACACTCTGCCTCAAGTGTAAACATATAGACCAATGCCCCCTTCATTGGGGGGCTTAGGCTTCTCTCTTCTTCTTCAAATACTTCTACTAGTGTCTTTCCTTTTGTGTCTTCTTCGTTGTGTGCCTCCAAGTTGAAATGGTGGCACGGCTCCTCAAATCCATCTGGCCACTTGACATAGCAGCCATTCTCCCAGGTTTCATAGGTCACAACCCCGATACCTCGTTCACCTCGGACTGGGCACGGGGGGCCAACCCACCTCACCTTCTGTCCTTTTGCTAGCTTCATTTTATATCTCCTTTGTTTTATCTAGATCACCCATTGTCTGGGTGGGAAGCCCAATGGTTTAAGAGATTGAGCAATTCGTTTTTGTTCTTTGGTGTCTTCTGTGGGTACTCATTGATCAAGTCTTTCCAGCTATAGGTGTACCCATCCCCGTCGAACCAGATCTCCTTTGCGAACGTGACCGCATCAGCCTTGCTTCCAAAGTATTGGTAGCCTCGGTTGCCACCTTCGCCGATATTGAAGTCATCATCGTCGGGATCGATGTCATCTACATGTTCTCTATAAAACGATACGCGATAAATCATTTCTATTCTCCTTAGAATGGGGCCATGTTTTCGTCGTAGTCGCCATTGTTCTGGTAGTGCCACTCGATGTATTGGTCTACTCGCTGCTCAAGCTCACCAAATCCAAACCAGTTCAGGATGTTGATGGATGCTTGAACAAACAGATCTTCTTCTGCTTCTAGTGGGCTTTGAAAACCAAACCCTGTTGGCTTGCCGTCTTCCCACTTCGCCATTGCTGCACGCATCGTCTTGTGTAGGTTTTCCCTTGGGATGTTTCCCTTCTGGAATACAAGCTTGATCCTTTGCTGTGCCCTCTTCTTCGGTGGGTCGTCCCTGCTAATGAACTTTGATATTTCATCAGCAACAGCCGCGTGACCGGCTGGGTGGCCCCCGGGCTGCCTTGGTGCCGCCTTCTTCTTGGGTGTGGACTTCTTCTTTGGTGCTTCCTTCTTAGGTTCTTCTTTCTTTTCTTCTTCTTTATCCACAACCTTGGGACCAATCCTTGCGTACTTTGGCCCATCTGGGAACAAGTGTGATTGAAGAAACTCAACGCTCGGGGCCTTAGCAAACAGGTACTTCCTGGTTTCCTTGTCCTTATGGGTAATCTTGTACCTGTCTTCTACCCGTAGCTTCTCCTCTTGGAGATCTACCCATGTGTTTCCAAGATCATAGAGGTGGCGGCCAATGCCCCAAGCAACACCAGCACGCTTGAGCGCACCAGAGATACCACCCTTGGCAGCTTCAAACTGAGTGTCGCCAGCACCATCTTCCTTTGGAATCCATTCACCATTGATCTTGATGGACAGAGTGCAGATGTTCTTACCACTACTTGTTTCCCTGTATGTGCAGGTCCAAGACTCTGCCCCAAGAACGTCGTCTAAGCGGTTCTGAAGGGCTCTGGCGTCGAGGTAGCATAGGACCATTGCCTTCCTACCGAAGGCGCGCTCTACACGCCAGTAAACGTCAGCATCCCCAAAGGGTCGGGTAAGATCCTCGTGAGTCTTCTTCCAGTTCTTATCTGTGATCTTCATTTTATATCCTTTCTAGTTTCATTCTCTTTATGACCGCTATAAATGCAGGCCTATCTGCTGTGAATAGCGACCAGGTTATACCTAAAGCCATCATTAACCTTAGGTTTAAGCTTGCGGATGGTATTCTCTTTGCTTTCTTATATGCTTTTAATGTTTGTAGATGAACTCCTACTTCATTGGATAACTCCACAAGGGTTATGCCCCTTGCTTCTGCCATTAACCGTAGACGAAACCACCATTCTTTGGGTGGCAACTCAGGCTGTAGCCGCTTGAACTTTCCTGTCGCCACTGGACGAACCCTATCACGAGGTTAACTTTCGTGTCAAGCCAAGACGAGAAACCCGAGGTTGAACCTCAAGAATCGAGCCGACGACTGACCAACAAACCGAGGCGCTACAGGTTGTACGCCTCCTGTACTCCATTATCACTAGATGATTTAGACATAGTCCCATCGTGGCGTGGGTCATTAAAGCCCCAGTCAGGAGGAGAGAAGCCCTCGTCATGATCATCATGAATTCTTTGCACCTTAAGTCTAGACCAAAACACAACGTCTTTCTTTGAGTGGTCCCTGCTCTTTAGAGAGACCAACTCAAACGGTTGATGCATGTCCGATAGCTCTTCATTTGTATACTTCTTCTTTGAGGTTGGCTTCTTTGGAGCCTTGTACATGAAGGGTCTATAGAGACCAAAGGCTAGGGCAGCATCATGCAGTGGCTTGTCGCTACCACGGAAGTGGTGCTGCATTGGGACGCCAGAGCGCCGGTTCACAACCGAGTCCTCTACAGATCTGTTCAACTGAATGAGGCTTATGACTGCAATGTTTTCTTTCTTTGCAACCATACGAAGCATCTCACTGATGTCATCTACTTCCCAGGTTCTGTTGCCACCACGGTGCTTCTTTGGTGCCTTGATTAGCTGAAGGTAGTCTACCCACACAACCTTGCAGCCATGCTGCCTAACCATCCTTCTGATTGAGCTTTCAACAGCAAGGGCATCTACAGAACTATCATCAATATAAATAGGCAGTGAGCTTAGGCTGTCGGTTGCTTCTGACAGCACATCCATTGACTCTTCATCACCACCATGAAGCTGGTTTACTGACATGCCAGCCTTGATAGTAGCCATGCGATCAACAAGCCTTGACCTTGGCATTTCAATAGACAGGATTCCTTGTGGGATGCTTGTCTCTGCTGCCCTAAGAACGCCAGATACAAGGAACATTGTCTTGCCTACCTCTGGCCTCCCACCAATCACAGTCATGTAGCCCCTTGGCCAGCCATGGTAGTGCCTATCAATGCTTCCAAACCCAGTTGGAACGTACTCAGTGTCATCTCCAGCTAGGATCTTTCCCCACCTAGTCTTCCTCTCCTTGCAAGCATCTGCAAGAGAGATGATGGTAGAAGTTGAACCATCAGAGGAAGTTATGTCTAGTATGCTAGACTCAGCTAGTTTAAGAATCTCACTAGGAGTATCTTCTAGTTTAGTTAACTTAGAGCCTATGTTCTTTATAGTATCTTGAAGAGTTCTTAGTTTATATGAGTTAACTAACTTATCTACATATGAACTTAAAGAGTATTTATCTACAGCATTATCACCTAGTCTAGATATATATGCTATATCACCATACTTATTATGACCATCTGAACCAAAAGAGTTAACTAATATAGCACAATCTGCTGGTTCATTATTAGAATACTGAGTATATATCCACTTATATATCTCTTTATGTTGACTAGAATAGAAGTGATACTCTCTTAGAACATCACCAACTTCATCTAGATATCTGCCGGAAGATAATAATAAACTTCCTAGTACAATACGTTCAATCTCAGTTGGGTGCAGCCCAACCACATCACCTGGTTTCACTGTTTCTCCTTATGATTTTCTTTCCCGACGACTTGCCCATCGGTTAGCCGCATGATAGCATCCGGGCTGTAGTCCTGTCAACCGGAGTGTGCGTTGTCCAGCGAAAACCACAGGGGGAAACTTGGTTTTGGTGGTCTGCTGCGAGGCTTCAGGCACCGCTCTGGCTTGACGCAACAGGCCCTTGGGAAGCTTATTAGTGTTTCTAAGCCAGTGATCAGTCATTACGAGTGTGGGTTTAGGCTTCCGAGTAGGCAAACTATGGGAAAGATTAGGGACGTTTTAGAACTAACATCAGAAGAGTATGTGTCTTTGATGGATGCTGCCAATGGCTGATCGAAAGAAAAGCGCGTTTAAAAAGCAGACCACACCTACCTATGACATTCCACATGGAACTGTTGAAGTGTTCAAAGGAATAGAAGACGGCAAGAGGGAGCCGTATACAGGAAGGCAGGTTGGGTGGTTCTATTCAAGCCAAACCAAGAGGGGCACAACAGAAAGAACTGACACCATGAAGTTTCCAGTGTTCTGTGCTGGTCCAGTAAGGGTTGGTGTTGGGGATCAGTTCCTTTGCGTGGTTGGATACAACCCATACTTCTGTTGGCTAAGGAATGGGAAGCTCTGGTGGCATGAGCGCATAGTGATGCCAAACTATTTTGAAACGCCACGCTCGTGCGCGGACAGCGCGGAGATAACGGAGTGGGCGGACGCCTGCGCGCGTGCCGTACTTGATAGGATTACTCCAAACAGAGTTGGAAAGATCTATAAGGAATCTACTAGAAGATACTGGTCAATCCTGCGCGCGTTAGTTGATGAAAGAATCCTTGATGCCGCCTCTCTTGGCTATGACAAGACACATGAAGACTTTGCCCATGGTGTCTATGAGGAGTGGCGCGCGTCTGACTTACTAAGCCCAAGGTGCCCAACCATTAGACATGCTGTATTATCTTCTCTTGTTCTTGCTCTTGATGCAGAGAAGGCAGCACAGCTAATAGAGCTTGCTTCTTTACTTGAGAATAAAGTACCAATCATATCTCAAGAAGTAGCATTAAGTATCTATCAACACTCAGCATCTATGCTTGCGCGCCTATGTCCACAGTGGTGGAACCAAGGATACTTATGTAATTGGAGGATGGTTGGCTCAATAGAAAGAATGTTTAGGGCACAACATGTAAGGATGCTTAACGATGCGTTTGATAAAGGGGTACAGTTTGAGTCGTCTGCTGGTGTGTTAATGGATAAAGTGCTATCAGATGCTGGCCTAACTGGGGCCGAAGTTGATGCGTTTCGTGACCAGGCAGAAAGCGAGGTTGAAGCGGAACAATAGCGAATCGCTTGACAGGCTGTAGCGGTTTTGCTAAGATATGGGTCCGGCCAGTGGTGGTCCGGTAGCGATAAAGCAACAAACAATAGTGGAGTGAGTATGCCTACTGAAACAGAGGTTGAGGTTGTACGCAAGCCTCGTCGTAAGAAGAGCACCAAGACAACCAAGGTGTCTAATGGTGCCGGGTCTCCCCAGTCTGTGCTGGTGAAGCTTAGCCCCGAGATTAAGGATGGAGTGCGAAGGGCATCTAATAGCCAGATGCGTTCCATGAATGGTCAGGTTGCGTACTATGTTGTGCGTGGTCTGGTGGCCGACGGTCTTATTGAAGACAACAGCTAGAACAAATCCCTGGGGCGGATTGGTTGTTGCTTCTCCGTACACATTTCCATGTGGGCAGCAGCCAATCCGTACCCAGCTTTACTATAAAAGGAATACTACAATGACAAGAAAAGACTTCATAGCTATTGCAGATGTACTTGGATTAATCTCCAATCCAGAAGAAAGAAGAATCATTATAGATAAGATGTGTGAGCATCTTGCTGAATCCAATGGCCGGTTCAATAGGTCAAGGTTTCTTCAGCATGTGGAGAAGGTAGCAAGAACCAAAGAACATCTAGATGGAATTAAGACCATGGTAAGGAGGCAAGAGGAGCGTGAAGCCCTGGCAACCGTATCCGACCTAGAGTTTTCAATGCGAAACGGAGGTGAGTGATGGATGAAGCAACTGCTCGCAAGATCGCAGCATTGCCTGGCCTTCTCGATCTCTTGAGAGAGGGAGAAGAGGTTGTCAGTGGGCTTGAGGCCGAGGCAGATAACGCAGGTATAGGAGACCTAAGAGGCATTAAAGAAGCGAGGTCTTGGTGGACCAGAGCCGAGGCTTGGCTGCGTGAACTCGATTGCGAGGTGAGTGATGGGTGAACTGAAGCCATACGACAAAGCATTCTTATATACTTGTGACGCATGCGATAAACTTAGGCGCGTAGATAATGAAGTGGAGAAACCTTGTACAAAATGCGGCGCGTGCGGTATTTGCCATGACCCAAAAGAATGTGAATGAGGAGGCGCGCGTTTCGGAAGCGCGTAGGGAAGTAACAAGGCACTATATTATTATCAATAGAGATGACATGATTGAGTATGAGTTCATAGTAGAGAACGATGGTTCATCATTTGTATATGATACATATGAACAGTGTCTTATTAGAATAAGAGAGGTAGATGTATATAAATCTATTAAAGATTTAAGACAAGAGAAAGGAAGAAGATTAGTATTTAAAGCTAATCTATGTGCTTAATGGTACTGGGGTGTAGGGTTTAATAGGCAACCCGTCTGGTTGTTACCCAGAAAATGGTGGTTCGAATCCACCCGCCCCAGCCTAAAGTGCAGGTTAAAGCACCGGTTTCCTCGAGAGCTTGACAACTACCGGGGGGGCCGTGCTATAATAATAGAATCCAGCCGGTGGTCGGTTGGTGAATCAGTCAGCATCAATAAACAACAAGGAAATACAATGACTGTATCTTATAAGAGTCCATCTGGTGTCGTTTACTCCGGCTTAGACCCGGATGACGCAATGAAAAGGTATGCAGATGATGGATGTAAAGGAAAGATTATAAAGGAATTAGATCAAATGCTGTCAAAAGAGAAGAATCGTGTAGTGGCATGTATCGTTGGATATGATGACGACGAGTGTGCATTGGTTACCCCAATCAGTCCCGAAAGTATCACAGATGATATGCCTCCACGTACAATCTCAAGCAATCATATATCTTGGTATAAAGATTTAGGTTTCTTTAATCAGATTGTGGACTGGCTTAGTAGCGACGACGGCTATGGTGAGAAACCATATAGCTTGGATTCTTTTTCTTTTGATATGGAATACATTCAAAGTGACCCCGACGCTGCCCTTGCTGAAGCAGCAAACACTCAAGAAGATGATCCATCTGATGATGACTTAGATGACTTCTTTACTGACGTTGGCCAGTCTGGTCCAACTGATGGTGACTGGAAAGATTCCGGGACCATTAGTATTGATCCAGAAAAGACTAAGCCTGTTGTTTCTAATGGTGGCCCAAGGACCGTGGATGCTGGTACCTTCAGTCAAGAGGCAAGGGATAGGCAGGATAGGCACATTGATATGCTCATGAGCATTGGTATCTCTCCTCCAGGAAGTAACATTGTGGTTGGTGGGATTCCGAATAGCACCACCGCTGGCTATGAGCGTGGCACTACCGTCATAGGTGCTGGGTATGACAACCTCAAGACAAGTAAGAATGAGTGGGACAGCAAGCCGCTTATTGAAGATGCTGGTGAAGAGTTTATTGAAGTGTTCAATAAAGAAGAGAGAGAGGATCATTTGGTAGGTGCTGGGAAGCTCCGCATGGATGACGATGGTTGGCTTGTTGTTGAGTCTGGACAAAAGTTTATGCTTGAAGAGCAGGGATTCACCACGTTGCTTGCAAGGTCTCGAGGAAGCGTTGGTCTATATGAAGACTATGATGATCAGTATGGTAGTACCGAGAAAGACTCTTTGTTCCCTCGGGCTGCCCAATACCTAATGCAAATGGAGCCTGACCGTAGGGCATACAACTTCAATAAGGATATTGCCGGTGCTGTTGGGAACCTAATGCTTCGAACGAGGCAGGTTGGTGACCATCGCAGTATCTTTGCTGCTGTCACAGAGAAGTACTCCCAGTTTGATGGTGACAAGGTTGTTGAAGCGGTAGGCAAGGCGCTTGGTGGCAAGGGATATCGGGGAGAGATTGTATACGATGCAGTAAATACATCTCTTTCTATTGATGCTACCTACCATGCTCCTTCAGACATTGTAGACTTTGCTGCTGGAGATGTATTCCAGGTAGGCTTCAGGACCAAGAGCAATGATGCTGCTGGTGGTGCTCTTATCAGTGACCCGCAGGCTTGGTGGAACCAGTGCTTGAATATGATAATCATTGCCATTGCCAAGGCTCGTGGATTTAAGATTGTCCACAAGGGTGGTATGGATAATGTTGTTAATCGCTTCAATGAGATGACAGAAGAAAGCCAGGAAGTCTTTGCTCACTTCGCCGATGAGTGGGGTATTCTTGGTGAGACCGATATCAATAGCGTCAAGCTCTTTGGACAGAGGTTCTCTACTGTGGACGAGGCTTTGTCTTTCATGGTTCTTGAAGGTAAGCTCGGCAAGGACATCGCTAAGGATGTACACCTTGAGTGGCTCTTGAGTAGCCTTAAGAACCAAGGTGGGGGTGATACCCTTGATAGCCTTGTGAACGCTGTCACAAGGGCAGCGCATGAGCATACTCTCAATGATATCCAACGGGATGTCTTTGAAAGGCGGGCCGGAATGCTGGTACCGCAGCTTGTCAAAGTAGCTCAAGCATAGTTGAAGTGGGGTGCCTGGTGTATGCCAGGCACCCCCTTTACATTATGTATGAACAACCACAGTGCGAAACAATATGTCAACTATGGATACTATTCGTAGTTATTTTTATTATCATTCACGAGGCAGGAGCCTAAAGATGCCAGAAGAAAAGACACAAGAAGATATAGTAAAAGAGATGGCAGGCAACAAGAGTGCCGAGCTACTGAACATGAAGAAATATAGTGATCATAAAGATGATTACTATTTGTTTATTGTATTGGTCAAGTGGCGCGGTGAGTTTGTCACATGGTTGGCCAATACAAAGTCAGAAGGCTTTGGTTGGGGCCATTACTTCCATCCAGAGCGCGACAGTAAAGCCCTTGAAAAGGCAACAGAGGACTATCACAAGCGAGGGTTCTACCAACAACCACAAACAGAAACGATGCTCTCATATTGAGAGACTAATAGGATAAAACAATGAGAAGAGAGCTTATAGCTACACAAGTAGCGGAGTATCGCGAATGGTACAAAGGTAAGAAGAAAGGAAATGAGGCGCATGGTAGAAAGATTCACAGTCTAAGCTTTCGAGTCAGACTGTTAGAAGATTTGATTATTGAAATGAGTACCCCTTGGTACACCAAACTATGGAATAGGATAAAACAATGAGAGAAGTACCAAACAACTACATCCTTTGTACTCACTGCCAAGAGTCATTCCACAGTGACCATCCCCACGATTGTTGGACACAGCTATGCGCGGTGTCGTTCGTTCGTATGTTCCCGGAGATTGTCTTTGATGATACTGCAATGCAGCACTTAGAAGACATCTCTGAATTCATTAGAAACGTCAGTGATATTGAAGTCAGATGTAAGATTATTGAAGAGCTATACGAGAGGCTTGAGTACCTCAATGGGTATGGCGGCGCGGTATCCGATGAGGATAACCGTAGGCGATACAAGGTATGGCTGTTCCATGACTTTGCAGACATGTCCTTTGGTATATCTTGGCAGAAGTTAAACAAGGAAACCAATACATATAGCGCAGCTATGGGTGGTGGATTGATATGGCATGGTGGACCTAATGATCCATTAACAGTATCACTTGTTAAGCAGTACTGGGGTATACATACATAGGATAGATACTATTCTATAGTATATATGGGCCGCTTCGGTATGTTCTGGAGCGGCCCATCTTCGTCGTGACCGGCGAAAAACCCAGGTTCAACGCCGTGCTTGACAGGAGCCACGGATTGTGTGGTACAATGGTGGTCCACCGTTCCTGTTGGGACGGGGAAACCTACCACCAGAGATGAAACGATGACAGCAAGCATCCGCATTACATATAAGCAGAAATGTTTGAACCAAAACATTCCATTCTCTATCCATGATGCTACTTGTTCTGAAGAACATAAAGTACAAATGCGATACGACGGCGACCATCATGGGTATTCAGTTACCACTACTTGGTATCGTATAGATTGGAAGCCTGCAGCAAATGCTGCGCTATTGGCATGGGCCGATAGCGACGAGGCAACCAGCATAATCGCTATCTTTCCCAATGGTGATGGATATACCCTTTCATTGGAGGAGCTTGTGGATATCTCTTATGGTTCTATCAAGCTGTCTACTATGGTTAGGGCTTGATTGTCCCACTGGTTGCCCACTATGTGGGCATCCATTGGATGCAATGAAGCATCGGGAGATAATACAATGACACCAAAAGAAAGATTAGAAGAAGCAACAGAGGCCCTATTAAGGGCTGCAATGTCGTTTGGTTGGAACGCCAGGGACCTTCCCTCGGTAAAGCATACCTTCCATCCAAAGTATCGCCGTCCAACCATGCTATCTGACCTTACAGGTACAACGGTAGACCTTGTACGCCTTGCAAGGCGTGCTTTTGAATACCACCAGGCATTTCGAGCAGACATAGTCGATAGGTATGATGTTTGATTGCCCTACTGGCTACCGGAATCCGGTGGTCAATGGATGCAATCAACCAAGCATCAAGAGGTATAAAACAATGACACTGTATCAATGGCTTGAGGTAATAGATGAGATGCTTCTCGATAGCACTGGTTCTACCAGTGTTAACTCTGGTATCCAGGGTTGGGAAGTATTGTATGAGTCTGGGTATGAACCAAGCAAAGCAATTGAATTGATTGGTTCCGATAGCAACGAAGACTCTTCAATGGGAGAATGGTAATGAAGAATCAATACAATATATTTGATGGCGACAAGAAGTTTCATGGTGACGACCACAACCTATGGTCGTATTGCATCTACCTTGGCTCATATGTTTACAGGGGTCGTGAGTATGACCTTGGAGTGTATGAGGGCAAGGACTTAGATGAAGTATCATTTGTCATTGTCTATGGAGAAAATTGTTTTAGTTATATATCTCAATTCATTGGGTGTAAAGTTGAGGGGTTGGCAATGATTCAACCTATGAATAGTGTTCAGCTTCGCAATGCTGGTCCACATGACTCTTATTACGAACGTAAATGCCCACTTCAAATGGAAACACTTACTCGATACCGGAGGTATCTATCGGCAGGAAAGCAGCAGCACACTACACCCAACTATGATTCAAGAACCAGCTACTAAGGTAAAACAATGAACGCAATTAAAGAATCACAAGCAACGTACACCTTGCCCTTCAATGTCATGAAGGCATTGGCCCCTATTGCCACCCATAAGGAAGCAAAGAGCAAGGGTAGATACATCTATGGCATCGCCATTAAAGCAAAGCCAAGGCCCGATGGGCTTACCCGCTTTGTGGCCACCAACGGACACTGTATGCTCATTATTGACTATGTATTTGATGAGGATACCAGCCTCGGTGTATGCTTCATTGAAGGCGATGAGGTAAAGCAATACATTGCAAGCAAGGGTCACTACAAGCCAGAGTTAGACCATTGCAGGCTGGATGACCTTCCAGACTATGAGAGTGTATTGCCTAAGGATACAAGCGCTACCAGTGGGGCTATTGGCTTTGACCCACAGTATCTGGCAATGCTTGGCAAGATAGGCAAGGCATTGAAGTTACCTACCCATAGGAATCAATGGATGGCAGAGTTTAGTGGACCATTGAGCCCAGTGGTATGGCGATTGATTCATAATCCATACCTTGAGACTGGTATCTCTGATGTACAGTTTATTATCATGCCTGTAAGGATTGATTAACATGAGTACAACAACTGTTATTGATTCTTATTACCATGAATCACCTGGTATTAGTGTTGCCTTTATGAAGGAGAACACTAATGAATGGTTTGTGGCGTGGGATAAGCTATCTAATGCAATACTAAACTCTATGCTGCCCGACCCAATGGCAGCAGAGGATACGGATAGCGGTGAGGTATGGCAATACATGGGCACAATATACAATCCGCTCTTTGCTTCATGGCATCATGAGTTTAGGCATAGGATGCATCCTAAGACCAAAGGTAGGGAAACCTATAGGGTCGATGCTATAAGGCCTCCACTGGCCTTAAAGGTATGCTATAAATGAGTCCCCCGTAAGGGGAAACATTAGTCAATCGAACACTAAGCCCTCCGGTAATAATGCCGGGGGGTTTTTTATTGTCTGTTACTTTGTGTAATACATAGAATGTATTTGCTGGCAGCGCGCGCGTACTCTATTCAATATCATTTGGTATCTGAATCACTTTGTTCTGATGAATGGAATGGTATTTATTTTTAGTTCTATCATATGATATTCATTTATCACACTGATATTGCATACAGTACTGCTTACATAAAACAATGATTGATATAGGTACCTAAGCACACAGCTATAGGAAGGCTGTTAGATGGGACACAAACCGAGTCTATTGTTAGGGCGGAGCACTATCGTTTCACCAAAGAATTTACAACTTTTCGTACTCACCGAGAGTAGGCATTGAACGGTGCATATTTGGACGTGACGACACCACTGTGAGTGCTGGTCTTGACACGTAAAGGCCAGATAGTGCTACTGTGCTGGTTCCTCTCGAGGTGTTCTTGGGAGGGCAATGAAACAATGTGAATGAAACAAGGAAACATAACAATCATGGCAAAACGAACAAAAGTATCTCCACTGACCTGCATCTATTCAGAATCACCCTTGCAGAACCTTGACGGGACACCGGTTAAGACGGCCGAGCAATTGGCTAGCCTTCTCGCCTCTGGTGAGGTTCTAGATGTCCTGTATCGGAACAAGGGCGGATATGTATATGCCGATGAATTGGACGATAACCCTCTTGACGACTGGACTTCCCCGGAATGGGCGGTGGCATACAAGCTGGCTAGCTTCAATGCTTCCGCATTGCAGAAACTGGGTATTGCTTTGCTTCCCCAGTCCACTGGGGAGGTGGCCCAAGAAACCAAGGCTACAGAGTCTCGAGGCAAGGCCAGCAATGGCCCGGTGAATCCGGGCTCTAAACCTACTGCCCAGGTGGCTACCATCGAGGACCGCTTGGGAGGTATGTCAATCGGTGAACTACGGACCTTTGCAAAGGAGGGAGACTACGAGTCTCGAGGTACCTCTACAGCCAAGCTCTGCAGTGACTTGGTACAGGAGGTGAAAGCTCGGCAAGCTCTGAATGGTCAGAGCATGGCAGGGGCGGTCCAGGAATTCGCCGTCGAATACGTCCAGAGCTTGAACGGTTCCGATGCTAAGACCGGTGAATTCCGGCATCGGTGCAATGAGCGGTTTGGACCCAAGAGCTTGGAGCACAGTCGTGCAGCCCTCAAGACTGCATTGAACCAACGGCGGAACCAGACTGGTTCATGGTCCCTACACAAGACGATAGAGGAGACTCCAGAGGCCTCGGTGGACCTTAATGAAGTTGTCGCCCAGCTTGGCCAGCTTGGGGCCGGTCTTGCCCAGCTAGGCCAGATAGTCCAGAGCATGCAGAAGTAGTCAAGACAAGCTCTCTGCAGCACTAAACCCTCGGGGCTTCTGCCTCGGGGGTTTTTTGCGTCTGGACTACTCCAAGCACTAGCTGGCCTTGCTGTACCCGGCAGAGCCCGACGGCTACCACTGGTGCACTCGACTGGGAAGCCTTCCTGGCCTTCTAAGGGCCCTGCACTGTGTCCTGGTACCCCGGGGTAGTGGTTACACCCTACGGCGAAGCTGGGAGGCCTTGTAGGCACCTCCAACGCCCAGCAAACGTCAAAAGTGGGCGGTGTTCTGACCGCAGGGTGCCGAGGTGGCCATGTTTGGCCTTGTCGGGATTGTGAGGTGGTCCAGGGGGTAGTGGGATGGGGGCTGTGTCCCCCTCTATTCAATACATGCCTATTTTGTACATATTGTTCTATCTCTTTGTACTCCTCTGAATATGACACCTAACTAAATAGCTACAAACCCTTAGAACATAGAATCAGAATAGCTATACATTCCTGCCATAGTACTAAGGAATAGAACATACCCTATACTATATATGCATAACATATGATCCCCCCATAGCGCGGAGGGGGGGCCTCCCCCCCCGGGGGGCTTTACTAGCTTAAATACAACCCCCTCCTTAAAAAAAATCCTATTTCACTTGGCACGCTTGCAAGTTCTTGAACTTATTTCTTGACAGCCAGCATTAACTATATTACTAGTTAGTTAACTAAGTGTTAGTTAATATACTTAGATAATGTAGTAATGTATTCTAGTAGAATAGTAGTAATAGGTAGTAGTAGTAATAGATAATATACTCTCTCTCTTTGGGGAGAGAGAGTACTAGTAGGTATAGATACTAGTTAGTTACTAGTAGTATAAGGTGCTCAGCACAAGAGGAAGGATACCGTGAAGGCAATTGAGCAAAGCAAGAAGTTTGCAGATATAGCAAAGAAGAATCTCATATTGATCAGCACTCTTCAGGCAATGTTTAACGACATGGGTTTGCACATAGATGCATATGTGAAAGATGAAGATGGTGTGACTCTCCCCTATCGTTGGCGGGCCAGGACTAGGCGATTTGAGATTGTAGACAGAAAAGACAACGAGATGGTTTGGGTTCCTGTCGTAGATGTTCATGACATGGAGAAAGTATCTGACCTTCTCAAGGTAGTTGACATGCTCTATGATTCAGGAGTGAGGGAGCTTGAAAGGGTTTCCGTTGTCTTAGAAGAGAGCTATGAGGTTGCGTCAGACTTTTACACACGTATTTCTGGGGAATAGAAAATGGCTGCGATTACTACTGCGACGATGACATCCAAGATTGGTGGTCGGATGATCACTAAGATTGCTGCTGGAGTTGATGCTGACCAAAAGGGTCTCATTGGTGGCACGGTCGATGTGTTTATGGCGGAAGTGGACAACACAGCCAATGCGTCTACTGATTGCTACTTCAAGATCTACAACGTGGCTGCGCCTACGTTCGGGAGCAATGCTCCAGACTTTATCGGTGAGGTTCGTGGTGGAGCCAAGAGGACATTTACCTTTCTGAAGGGCATGACATTCGCCACAGACCTCAGCTTTTGCGTGGTTACCTTGGGCGGAACGACTGGCAACTCTGCCCTGTCTGGCGTTAACGTCAGAATCATTACATCATAGGAAGAAGACATGGCAACTACCACCACTGATCGCCACGTAGCCATCGCTACCAAGCTTATTGTAGACACTGCCTTGTCCAGCACAGTTCAGACTGATGTTCTTGGTACAACGGGCACGTTGTATACGTTGTTTGTGAACAACGGGAACACTCACAATGTCTACATTAAGCTCTTCAACAAGATTGTTGTGAGTCTTGCGTCTGATGTAGCAGATTTAGTCTATTTGGTGCCTGCGAGTACCGTAGATTGTCTGATTATCGACCAAGGATACGCATTTGATGTTGGTTTGAGCATGGTTTGCGTGCGTAATCCAACAGATACAGACGATACAGCACCCAGCGCAGGCGTAGCAGTACGCCTCGTTTGCTCATAGAGGTTCATCATGGCGAAGTACGAGAAAAAAGAGGCTAAGAAAGTTGATGTTAAGCCTGAACGGCTGCACGACTCGCTGAGGGGAGAGTACGAGGAGGCTCTTCAGGGAGCCCCAAAGAAGCAAAACGTAGGCAAGGCCCTGTCAGACAAGAGCCTTGAGGAGCTTCTCCAGGGAAAGAGCGCACTAGAGCAATCAATTGCAAACGACCAAGCTATGCTTGATCAGCTTGGGCCAGTCAATACGCAAACAGAAAAAGGTAGGGCACTAGCAGAAGAGAAGATGGCGGCGGGCGCAGGACTTGAAGATAAGTATGATCTCCTTGACCGCATTGACGTTGCGATTGGCGTCCTGGAAATGGACACAAAAGAGAGCACAGACTTAGATGCTGAACTTATACCTATTAGGTTACCCGTGGCAGAAGAAGCCACTAAAAAGAAGAAAAACGTAGGAAAAGATCTCTCTAGCAAGAGCCTTCAGGAGCTTTATGACGGTAGGGCGGCCCTACAGGGCAACATTGATGAGTTGCAGGCCCAATTGGCCAGCGATAGACGGGACCGGCCTCGTGGGAGTCTGACGTACAAGAGCTACCGAGATCCGTATCCGGGGCTTGATCACAGCAAGCGGTGGCGTTGGAAGCACGGACCTCAGCTTCAGGCAAACATCAAACTCTTTGATCTCATTAATAAAGAGATTGAGGTAAAGGAGATGGACGTAGAAGAAGACATGAACCTAGACGGCGAGCCTTCTCCCTACGATGAAGAGGCTCTAAAGGAAGCATTAGCCACAGGCGGCAAGGTAGAAGCTCCAGACTGGGTGATTGATGCTCTTCTTGAGGAGCTTCCATCGGGAACGGTTGAAGGGGGATATTTTAGGCGTCGTCGTTGGCAAGAAGGGCGGCCCCACCAAGGGGGCGGTATAGAAACTGTCTCCAGCCCAGAGGGTGGGGAGACTCCAACGGAAGCCGCTGAAAGCTGGGGGAAAATACGTTCGGAGGGATCGGCTGCTTCCGACGAAGGATACGAGCTTAGGGACAGGATTTATCAAGCAAATAGAAATCTTGAGTCTAGGTGGGGACTTGAATCTGGAATGTATGGCGGAGCAGAGGCCATACTTGGTGCTGCGGATAAGGGGCTTGTTACTTTAGACCCAGAGTTTGAGAAAGATCTTAGGGGATCGTTAACCCTGAAAAAGCAGAGAGATCTGGCAGAGTCAAAAACACGAGAACTTTATAAATCTGGACGTAGTGGGTATGCTGGGATGGTTGGCCGGGAAGCGGTTGAAGAAGAGTTCCCAGAGGCAAAGAAGAAGGCTGAATAGGTGAAGCATGGCGACCGCCTTCAAGGACAAATCAACAGAAGAGCTTACCTCTGCTAGGGATAAGCTTGATGCTGATATTGTAGGGTTCACCGCTAAGCTCGATGCTGCCGGCACCAAGGGTTCCATGGCCAGCAAGAAGGCAGATGTTGGCTCCCAGCTAGAAGCTCACAGCAGCCTTAGAGATAAGATCCAAAAGGAATTGGATGCTAGAGAATTTGAGGCTCCTTCGGAGCCCCAGCGTCCAGCCTATGAGGGTGTAGACTCTGAAGTTAGGTACGCCGAGCATAAGAAGCGAGAAGCTATTGAGCGTTTGGGAGTTGACCCTACCCAGCCGATGATGGGATTCCCACATCGTATGCAGAATGTGCCCAAGCCCAGACCCAGACCAACAGATCCTTCTGAAGTGGCAGTGGCGGCCTATCCTCCGGAGGAGCCCATTACGGCTGGTATGGAGGGTATTACTCCAGAGGAGGGAACAGACATTCTTAGGTTTGGCGCTGAACTAGCAGCGAGCCAAACTCCAGCAGATATCCCCATCAGCGCAGGCTACATGGCAAAGGCTGTAGCAGAGAGAGACATTCCTGGGATGGTTTTGGGGGCCATGGGGATGATCCCCTACATCGGGCTTCCCGCTGATCTTATGCGGATGATTAAAGCTGGGGACAAGTCTTGGGGGACACTTGAACTAGCGGCGAAGACGCTTAAATCTGGCGATATTGATTTTAATACCTGGGACAGTACCAAGTTGAACTACACTACGCTCGCGCACGACCGGAAGATGGAGAAGTTCATTGAGGGTTCCGAGAGCGATAACCCCATCAATAGAATTACAGATTATGGAGATAGAGATCTTATACACACTTCTATCGCCATCAAAATGGATAACCTTACAGACTCCTTGTTAGAAGGTACGTGGGTTAGAGAGGCCGCTGAGCAGTTTGTTAAGAATCCTAAGAAGAAGGTGCGCATAGGCCCATCTATGGATGACATTCTTGGCGACCCGGACTTAGAGGGTATAAGCCAGAAATCTAGAGAGGAGCTTAAGGAGATTCTCCCTTGGGTTGAGTGGGAGAATGCCAGAGAGATAAATACTTATATATTTGAACATGTGGATGAGTTCGCTAGGTTCGCTGATGGATACGCTGCCAAGCTAACAAAGTCGCCCCCCGTACCGAAAACCAAGCCCGCCCAGGCAGCCAAAACAGCAGCTAGAGAAGCCGATGTTAAGGGTTGGGAGTCACCATATTTTTCAACAAGCAGACTTACAAGCCCAGAGGATAAGGAGTTTATGTGGTACGGGCTCCATGAGAAGTGGAGGCGGGCTGGTTCGAAAATGCCGCCAATTAAGACGGAAGAGCAGGTGGCGGAAGCGCTTGACCAGGTTGCTCATGCACAGCGTGGCCTGCCGGAAGAGACAATGCTTAAGCTACAAAGAAGCAACCAATTTTCGCCAGCCTATAATGGTGCCGCAGAGAATGTTGGTGACGTTATCACCAGAATGTCAAGGAAGGCGTCTCACCACGCCCCCGAAGCATGGTTGAAGCCAAAGATTCATAGTGCCATCAGTGATATCCACCTAATGGAAGATTCCATTGAGATGCAGCTTAGGGAAAACCTAGGTCAAATAAAGGAAAGTGGGCTAACTCTTGATCAAGCTAGGGAAGAGATGCGTCGCTTAGGGCAAGAGTATGCAGACGCGCACAGAACGCTTCCTGTTTACAATGAAGTTCAGATGCTTGCGAATGACGCGGCGATTGCTTTTGGCGAGTGGCGCTTCGATGACGCAAGAGTGAGCCTTCAAAAGCTTCTTAAGTACGTTGATAGTGAGGATTGGTACGATAAACTAATGAGAGTTCAGCCTAGGTACGCTCGTCCTGGGGTGAAGCCACCCTGACCCCTACCGGCGCCTCAGAATGGATTCTAGGCCCCCTAGAAGCTCATTGAGAGCACTCCGCCTAGTACTTCATGTAATCAACGCGAACGAAGTGGTAGGTGCTTCCACCCACAGAGATACGTGCATCAAGGCCACGAGGGCAGCGCTTTGAAACTTGATTGATTGCGTTAGCCCGAGAAGCCTCGTCAGGAAAATCAAGGACAACCTCTTGGTCGCAGCTATAAACACTAAGCGGAAACGACTTGGCCTTAGGGGGGCGACCAGGACCGCGCTTAGGGGCCACGGGCGCTGAGACTACGGCAGTTTCGGTTGTACTCTTTGCTGGCTTCTTAGAGGAAGTGCGGGGCATTGTAGAACTCCATGATATTAGTTTTTTATGTCTAAAGACAAATTGGTTGCTACTCGAATAACCGAACGACAGTATAACGCACTGATAGATGCGGCAGATAATGCCGGCGTAAAACGCTCAGACTTCGTAAGGAACGCAATCTCTATGGCACTGTCTAGAGGTGGAGAGCATCGTTTTATGGAGATATCCATTACGCCCCGTGCAGGAAGCTCATTGAACTCTGTTCTAGAGTGGCTTTGCTCAAGACAACCAATGATATCTGATCTTATTAGTGCCGGGGGTACTATGGACTCCGACGTTCGTAGGGTACTTTACCAAGAGGTATCTAAAGTACAAGCACGAAGGCTAGAGAAAGTGCTAAGAGGAATGAAGCTTGAGGTGATAGGACATGAGGAAGGTTGCTCTAGACAAGCAGTTCATGCTTCAGTAAAGAGAGCAATCAGAGACCTTAAGACAAACAAAAAGTTCATTACCGCATTGTGCGGAGCCCTTCCAGAGTCAGGACTAACGCCTGACGTAATCATCGAGGCTATAGATCATGTCGAAAGATAGAAAGCAACCAGACCCACGATTCTCCTTGAAGACCTTTGATGGGATTCTTCATACAGTTGAGGACACCCTTGAGCAGTTCAATAGTGGAATACTCGATAAGGGAGACGTGTCTACTATCGGAAGCCTGCTAACCATTGCTCGTCAGACCATTTCCGACAAGAGCAAGTATGCAAAGCTGAAGAACCCGGCAGCAAAGAAGAACGAACCGGCACAAGAGCTTACCAGCCACGGTCCCTTCGGGATCCTTAGAGGCGGCAAGTCGGGGTGATTGTATACCCAGACCACAAAGACTTCTGGAACCCAGAAGCCTTTCTACCTATGACAAGGGTTCGCACTAAGAGCGGATCCATAGAACCATTCCATCTTTGGGATCAGCAAAAGATCCTATCCGCAGCCGTTATGCGTTGCTACAAAGAGGGAAAGTGGCTTGTACACGTAAAGCCGCGTCAGGAAGGTAGCTCAACGTTCTTTACCGGCGTTGGTGTACAGCACGCAGCGTTCAGAACAGGATGCAGAGTAGGCATCCTCGCCCACAAGAAAGTTCAGAGCCAATATCTCTCATCTGTAGCAGTGCGATTCCATCGCTATATGCCCGATGAGATTAGGCCAAAGAAGACTCCAGGACTCAAGAGAAGTCTGGAGTTCCCAGAGATTGATAGCCGTATGACTATTGCCTCTGTAAAAGATGACGAACCGCTTCGCGGTGAGACTGTTCAGGTATTGCTAGCCACAGAGATATCCGCATGGTCTGAAAACGGTGGGCCAGAAGCCTGGACAGCAGCGCTCAACGCTGTTCCCGGAGACGGTGGCTTTGTCATTGCTGAATCAACACCACGCCACCACGGCGACCAGCTACACCTTGTGTGTACAGACTCTGAGGCGCCAGACAGCAAGTGGATGAAGGTGTTCATTCCTTGGACCATTGTTCAGGAATACAAAGTACAGCCACCACCAAGGTGGAAGCCTCGACTAGATGTGCGTGACTATATGGATCAGCACAAGATCCCAGAAGACTCTGCCTATTGGATGCAGACAGTTGGATTAGAAAAGTGCCGAAACGACCTAATGAAGTTTCGAGCAGAGTATCCAGTAAATGAACTAGACTGCTGGATTCTGGCTGGTGACGCTGTATACAACGCAAAGAGACTCATGGAGATATTAGATCTTCTCGACAGAGGCACAGGATTGAATGTCGAGACAGATGAATGGGTTGTGTTTAAGAAGCCAATGCCCAATAGCAGATACATAATCTTTGTAGATCCTGCTGGATCATGGGCCAAAAGAGACATGTTTGGCGTCGAGATATTCGATGTCGATGGTTGCTCGCAAGTGGCCGAATATCTAGGGCATGCAGAAGCCTTCCGTATGGCAAGAAGGATCATTGAGTGGGCTAAGCAATACAATAATGCCCGCATATACATCGAAGCCAACGGTGTAGGTGAAGCGGTTTTATCTCATGTGGTTGCTATGGGATATCGAAACGTCTACCACAGGAAAGCATCTGGATATGGTTCTGGTGGGAAGCAACGCATTCCAGGCTGGTACTCCAACTCAAAGACAAAAGCACAAGCAGTTGGATACCTACAAGAACTCATAGATGATGGCTCAATCACAATCCACTCAGTTCGCTGCCTTCGGCAACTCCTGAACTATCGGGGCCAGTGGGACAAGCTCTCTAGAGACGTGTCTGGCGGGCACTATGATCTTGCTGCCGCTGTGGCTGGTATTGCTTGGGCGTGGCGTAATGAGATAGGTGCCCAGCACCATAAGAAAAACATGTCCCCAAAACAGATAGAAAATGAAGCCTGGCGAAGACTTCTTGATAGGATTGACCGCGCATCTATCAATGAATGGGACACCCCATGGGGTAAGCACATATGAATGCCCACACAGATCTACATGCAGGACCCAAGGCTGAGCACAAGTCCATCCAAAGAATGGTTGGGCTAGTTCTCCAAACAGAAGAGTGGTACCAAAAGCACCGTGCAGACGAAGTAATTCGTAACCTTTCTTACTATAGAGGAAGGTTCTGGGATGGGGATGGAATCTCCATTAAGGCTGCCGATTCTCGTGGGTATAACGCTGTTCAGAATGAGATCTTTCCTATTGTGGACACCATTGTTTCAGCATTGGCAATGGATCTTCCACAAGTTGAAGCCCTTGATCAGCGCCAAGGCGCCACAGATGTGCCGGAAAAAGAGAACGATCCAACCTTTGCTGGACGCAGGATTGCTTCTGTATTGAACTGGTTCGCAGAAGAAGATGAACTAGATACTGTCATTCAAGAGCTTGTTCTTCATGCGCTTCTGTTCGACCAATCTGTCGTTAAGGTGTCCTGGTCTGCCAATCTGGGTAGGCCGATTTGGCGAACCAAACTACCGTGGGAAGTACATTTCGATCCAAGCGCCAAACGGGTCGCTGATGTTGGCTGGTCATTCGAGAGATTCGTTCTACATTATGACGATTTCAGGGGCAGGATTGAAAGCGGCGTCTACGATAGACCAAAGAAGGCTATTCCGGCAGATACCTACCCTAGTTCAATCATTGATACTAGGATGCCTCTCGAGCAAGAAGTTGAGCTTAGGGAGAAGGGACTAAAAGAGTATGTTTCTCTTATAGAGTTTTGGGACTTTAGAAAGAAAAAGCTATACCACCTGCATCCAGATACGGCTCAGCTTCTCATGGAAGCAGACATGCCTTATGAGCGACCATACGATGCGCTCATCTTCCATCCTGGTGTTGGTCGTATTCGTGGCATCTCTGATGTAAGTTTGATTGCTCCAATCCAGAGGGACATCAATGAGCTTGTTTCTGCTCGTCGTGAGATTGTGGCCCGTCTTCCCCGTCGTATGCTGGTAGACCGCAAGCTATTCAGGTCTGACGAAGAGTTTGAACGGTGGAAGAACGCAAGATCTTGGGAGCCCGTGCTTGTTGAGGGCCCGCCAGACGGAACCATTGATCAGCATGTGTGGGTCTCACCAGAGATGCCGACTACATTTGATTTTAATACGCATCTAAACCAGGGCATCGAGTCTATTCGTTGGTTGCCTGGAATGGCTGACTATCAGCATGGTCAAGTAAAGAACATTCGTACCGCAGCAGAAGCGAATATGATTCGTGGCGCCATTGAAGGTCGCCTAAACATTAGGGCAAGGAAGGTTGTTCGCGTTGTGACAAGCATGTTCCGAAAAGCATTGGCTACAACTAAGTGGGCGTTAAGAAATCCAGAAGCTTCTGGAATCAATGTCGAAGCAATCGCGTCGATTACCCAGGCGGAACCAAATAGTTTAATGCTTCAGAAGGACCTGCTTGAGGTGTCTCCTTCGTTCAGACTTCTTCCATTCTCTCCACTTATGGAAGACAAGATCGCACGAAGGGACTCTCTTACAAACCTCCTTGCCCCACTTTCGAGCCCATCTCCACTTGGAGAAGCCATGAACCAAAGAGAGCTTGCAAAAGAAATTGTAGATGCTTTTGGGTTCAGACCATCCTTGGTAAAGACAGAAGAAGAGGCTGTTCAAGAACAGGCGGCAGCACAACAAGAAGAGTTATCGCCTGGGGCTGCGGGTCCAGGGCAGGTAGGGCTTCCACTTCCACCCAATATCGGACTTCCTCCTGGGGTTATCCCGGAAGGTTGACAAACGTTAAACTGTAAACTTGGATGAACGATGCCTAAGCTCATTAGACTAGCAGAGAAAGCCCTAGACGGTGATGAAGACGCCATGGATGAGTTGGAGCTTATGGCTCCTAAGGGCGTCTTAGACGATATGACCGTCGAGGAGTTCGCAGAAAAGATGGTGAACGACGAAGAGTTTGCAGATGAAATCTATTCTGCGCAGGGCACCAAGTACGGTGGAGAGATGCCACCGGAAAAGCATAATTCTGGTGGCGATACGATCACGGTGGGCAAAGTAGATATGTCTACTATGGATGTCAGTACACTAAGAACGCTTGAAGAAGCTGGCCTTATTGAAATCAGCAAAGATTTGAATAGGGCTATTAGTGGAGAAAATACGGATGAGAACCCAGGAAACAATCCTGGCAATGAGAATGAAAACTACTAGCGGATTGCTTCATGCCAATCTTTGATTATGTTTGCTCTGGATGCGGTTCTTCAAAGGAGCACTTGTACCTTGGATCTGAATCTATACCGGACAGTATTGCTTGTAGCTGTGGTAGCAGTTCCACTCGCAGTGGTGTTTATAGCTTCAATCCTGTCGGCCCTATTTGGTCTGGCCTTGAAGACTATTCAAAGGCTATCTATGGCACTTCTGGGATGATGCGCGGACAAGAAGTAAGAACATACAAAGATATTAAGAAGTTTGAAGAAGAGAATAGTTTTGTAAGAACAGACCCAAACTCCGTAAAGTATCGTTCATCTGTTGATGATATGAAGCAGGAAGCGCTTGAACTTGACCGTGTTGCAGAACAAGATGGTCGTGAAGCCGTAGCAGATCATATCTACAAACAAGAGATGAAAGACGCTACCGGTTGGACGAATACACAATATAATCGCTGGAAGGAGATTTCAGATGCCTGTGACCCCACCGATGCCCAACTTGCCGGGGGCACCAACTGCGGGAACACTCCAGATCCCGTCTGACGAAGAGCTTCAAAACATGCCTCTGGAGGAACTAGAAAAGCTAGTTCTTCAGGCAACAGATGATGTGAATCTTGCTCTTCAACAACAGGGTGTTGATCTTGGAATCGGTACCGGTGCGCCAATGGGTGCCGGGGCGCCGCCCGCACAGGGCGCAGAACTTAGTTTAGTTACCCCAGAGTTGATACAAAAGGCTTCGGATGCGCTAATGGCTGCCGGAATCCTTCCTGGTCCTGTAGCAGAAATGTCCCCAGAGTTTATGGAACTGCTTGTTCTTTTGGCAGATGCGATAAGTCCTGGTGTTTATAATCTACAAAACGAAGATGATTTAGTGGAGTTTTTAAATGGAATCGCAACAGGAATCATTGCCCTCCCAGCAATCCCAGGAGCCCCAGGAGCAGGAGGAGCAGTCCAAGGCGGACCTCCAGCAGAAGCTGTTGGAGGGCCTCCAGTCGCAGCACCAGGAGGAGTCCCCGGAACAACCCCAGCAGCAGGACCAGGAATCATCCCCGGAACTTAGCGAGCTTGCGCCGGAAACGGTTGAAACAACAGAGCAGATTGAGTCTTCGAGTGGCGACTCAAGTATTGTTCCTGAAGCTGAGCAGCCTGCTTCTGATCAAGGACAGGAGGCACAAGAAGAACAAAAAATAGAGTTCTCATCGTTTGATGATGTATCTATTGATTCCATTCCAGAAGAATCGCGCCCCTATGTGCAGCCTATTCTTGATCTTGCATCCAACTATGTTTCAGAGCTTCAAGAAGAAAAGAATAGATTTGAATCTGCAAGAAGTGAGTTCCATGAACTCATGGATTCCATTCGATCTTCAGAGGATATCAAACCTCTAGTTTCTAAGTTAGAAACACAGCAAGTTACTATTGACGAGATGACTAAAGACGTCGTGTCTGCGTCATGGCGAGCATTTAATGCTGCCCATCCTGAGATTGATAACCTTCCACAAAATGCAAGAGATGAGTTCGCTGGGCAACTCGAGCATATTTATGAAAGGTTTCAGGGCGAAACACTTGTAGATAGAATGGAAGACGCATATAAGTATTCCTTGTATCGTGCAGGTATTAAATTGGATTCACTTTCTGCTGCTACCATTCCAGAGCCAAAGCTGGAGCAAAAGCAACCTAATCCCGTAGCGACCAAGCAAGCGGTAGTAGCAGATGGACATGTTGCTCATGGTCAGCCTGTACGCAGCGTTGACGAGATGGAATGGGGTGAAGTGCTTGGT